CTTTAATTAAAAAAACTTATGAAGTTATTGATGCTGCAGATTCTACTGCAAATCTTACAGCAAAGACAACCGCTATCAAACTGATAGCAGATATTGAAAGCAAAAGACTTGAAATGCTGCAAAAAGCAGGGTTGCTAGATAATAAAGAAATAGCAGAACAAATTATTGAAATGGAAAGAAAGCAAAGTGTTCTTATTGGAATATTAAAAGAGATAGCAACAAAGCACCCAGAAATTCGTGAAGAAATAATGCGTAGACTATCTGAAGTACAAACAGAGGTGATAGTAATTGACAACGATTGATTTTAGTGAATTTATAGAAGCACTGGATGAAAGTCCTTTTGAGGAAATGCCAGTAGATGTTAAAACATTTGTAAGAAGTAAAGATTATTTAAACATGCCAGAATTATCTGAATATCAATATACTCTTGTAGAATGTATGAGTCAAATATATAAACAAGAAGATGTTGAGAGATGGCTTGGAAAACAAAAGGGTGACGAACACTATAGAAAGTATACTAAGTCTGAAGTTATTCTTATGTGTGGCAAGGGTAGTGGGAAAGACCATACTTCTACTATTGGCTGTGCTTATATTGTTTATAAACTACTTTGCCTTAAAGACCCATCAAGATATTTTGGAAAGCCTTCCAATGATGCAATAGATCTTATTAACGTAGCAGTTAACGCACAACAAGCAAAGAATGTTTTTTTTAAAGGCTTTAAATCTAAGATAGAAGGATCACCTTGGTTTGCTGGTAAATATAAAGAGCCTAAGATAGATAGCATAGAGTTTAATAAATCAATAACTGTTTATTCAGGTCACTCTGAAAGAGAATCAGCAGAAGGTTTAAACTTAATGCTTGCAGTTCTTGATGAAATTTCTGGATTTGCAATGGAGAACGCTGGAGGAAATGATCAAGGAAAAACTGCTGATAACTTATACAAAGCATTTCGTGGATCAGTAGACTCTAGATTTCCAGACTATGGAAAAGTTATTTTACTTTCCTTTCCTAGATTTAAAGGAGACTTTATATCTCAAAGGTATGATGATGTTGTTGCTGAAAAAGAAACAATAGTAAGAGAGCATGAGTTTATAATTAATCCAACATTGTCTGAAGATGATCCATCTAATAAATTTACTATTGAGTGGGAAGAAGATAATATTTTATCTTATAAGTTCCCTGGAGTTTTTGCATTACGAAGACCAACTTGGGAAATGAATCCAACAAGAAAAATAGAAGATTTTAAGATAGCATTTTTTACAGACTCTTCAGATGCACTAATGCGTTTTGCTTGTATGCCAACAACTTCCTCAGATGCATTTTTTAAATCAAGAGAAAAGGTTGAAAGAGCATTGTCTTCTAGAAATCCTTTAGACACTAATAGAAGATTTGATTTAACTTTTAAACCAAAAGAAGATATAGAATATTTTGTTCATGCAGATCTTGCACAAAAACATGATAAATGTGCAGTGTCAATTGCTCATGTTGACAAATGGGTAAGTGTTCAATCATTTAATGACTATGAACAAATAGTTCCTTTTGTAGTAGTAGACGCTATTGCTTGGTGGGAGCCAAAGCGTGAAGGACCTGTAGATCTAAGTGAAGTTAAAAACTGGATTATAGATTTAAGAAGAAGTGGTTTTAACTTAGGCTTAGTAACATTTGATCGTTGGCAATCATTTGATATCCAGCAAGAATTAAAACAGGTAGGAATAAGAACTGAAACTTTATCTGTTGCTAAAAAACATTATGAGGATTTGTCTATGCTTATATATGAAGACAGAGTTATTGCACCACATATTGATATCTTATTAGAAGAGTTATTAGAATTAAGAATAATGAACAATAATAAGGTTGATCATCCTAGGAAAAAATCTAAAGACTTAGCAGATGCTATGTGTGGGTCTGTTTATAATGCTATAGTACATGCTCAAAGAGATAGAGTAAAAGAAATAGATATTCATACGTGGTCAAGAGGAAGTATTGATAACGATACTGGACTGCCTAAAGACAAAATTCGTGGTAAGGAGTTGGACTGGGGTTCGGGGTATAGATTAATATGAGAGATATTAACGAAGAAGAATATCATAGATTAATAGAAAAACTACTTGAAATAGGGGTTTTAGAAATAACTGGATATGATTCTATATCTGATCAATTTACCTATAATATTACCCCTGAATGTGAAGAGTTGCTGCCAGAACTATGGCAAGAGCATTTTAAATTCATTAATGAATTAGCCTTTGAAATGTGGAATGAGGGTTTGATAGAGATGAATTTTAGTAAAGATGGGACTCCAATGGTTATGCTAAAGCCAGAAACGGTAGCCATAAAAGACTCTCTTCCAGACGATAAAAGATTTTTTATAGAAAACCTATTAAATAAACATAACACTGGTGATATAATTTAATTATGCCTTATGATATTAAAAGAAATTATGGTGGTTGCAGTGGTTATGCAGTCGTAGGTCCTGGTGGTACCAAGGGCTGTCATTCAACACGAGGCAAAGCCGTTGAACAACAAAGGGCTTTATATGCCGCTGAATCGCAAACCAAAAAATCAGACACTGGGATTATAACAAATCAAGATGTTCCACAACCATACCCACATTCATTAGAGGATTGTCCAAGTCCACAAAATTGTCCAGATCATATGGCTTCTTCTTACGAAGAAGATGTAGATAAAAAATCACCATGTTGGGATGGATATGTGCAACGTGGTATGAAACCAGGAGAAGGTGGAGCCATGGTTCCAAATTGTGTTCCTGTTGCAAAATTAAAAGATTGCTGTCCAGATATGATTAAAATGGAAAACCCACAAGAAGGAATGTTTGTAATGGGTCCTGGAAATGAGTACACAAAAGAACATTCACATGGAAAAATAGAACATGTTATGAGAGATGGAAGTCTTGGTCCAGGATCTAAGTTTGAAATACAAGCAACTATGGAAGATCCAGCATTATTAATTAGAATTTATAAACAAACAGAAAATGGTTGGGAAGAAACAGATTTAATGACAGGATTTAAATCATCAGAAGCAACACTCGTTGGTAACGAACAAGACATGCAAAATCATTCAATGGAAAAAGCAGATTCAGTTCGTGTAGGACAAATGGTTTCATGGAACTCAAGTGGTGGAAGAGCAGAAGGAAAAGTAATTAGAGTTATTAGAAACGGAAAATATAATGTTCCAGATAGTTCATTTGAAATTACTGGCACCCCAGATGATCCAGCAGTAGCAATTAGAGTTTATCGTGACGGAGAACCTACAGATAGAATTGTTGGTCATAAAATGAAAACATTAACAGTTAAAAAATCAATGGAAGAAATTGATTTAGAAAAAAGATCATTAGAGGATTTAGATTTAAGACCAACAGAGTCAATGGCATCAAATGCTCGTAGAGGATTAGAATTAAGAAGAAAATTTGGCAGAGGCGGAACAGCAGTTGGAGTTGCTCGTGCTAGAGATTTATCAAACAGAAATCAATTAAGCCCAGATACAGTATTAAGAATGTATTCTTTTTTTTCTCGCCATGAAGTAGATAAACAAGGCAAAGATTGGAATAATTCAGAAAGACCATCAAACGGAAAAATTGCTTGGCTTCTTTGGGGTGGAGATTCTGGATTTGCTTGGGCTAAGTCCAAAAGAAACGCAATTATGAATATAAGATCTCAAAAATCAAACGATGCTGTCTGGCAAGATTCAGCATTTTCACTTAGAAAATATCTTGACAATTAAACAGCACTAGTGTAAAATTGTATAAAGGAGTTTTATATTATGATAGTAACAGGAATAAGAAGTGTTTTTAAATTGTGTTTAATTTCTGCTGGAAGTAGTGCTTTAAATTTAGGTATTAACTTTAACTTTATAAAAAATACAATGAATGAAAACAAAAAAAACAATTTAAAAAATTTAACTGTTGAAAAAATAATTTCAACTCCACCAAAAGATCAGTCCTCAATTCCTGAAGAAGATATTATAAAAGATGATGAAGATGTAAATGTTTCTATAGTAAATGATCTAGCGTATTGGATTAAGAACAACAAAATTTATACTTCAAGAATTAATAAATTTGGTGACATAGATGTTAAAAACGCTAAGGTAGTTGATGTTTTTAAGTTATCAAATAAAGAAACACAAATGCTTTTAAAAATAGTAGATAACCTGAATTCTAATTAATATGAAAGAATTATATTTTTTTACTTTTATAACTGTTATGTCTATGATTGGTGTATATAAAACTTATAAAGAGTTTAGTAATAAAAACACATTAGAGCCAGACTTTTTTAATGTAGAGGTTATTGACAATAGGGCTCAATGGGTGTATAATAATAAGTTATACTATGCAGATATTAAAAATGGCAAAGTGGATTATTCAACCAAGAAAGAGATTAAGTTGTGATTATTGCAGTAGAGGGTACTAAAACTTTTTCAGACTATGAAATTTTTATGAAGGCTATGAGTGTGGCTTTATCTAATATTAAAGATAATGAAATAAATGTATGGTCTTTAGGTCCTCACAAAATAAATAGTTTTACAGCATCATTTTGTAATTCTTCAGAATCATTTTTAAAAAATAAAGGATTTAAGGTTAATTTTTATAAGATCTCTCATTCATGGTTAGCAGAAAATTTGTTTAGTGTTGACTATTATGCTTTTTTTAGTATGCCGCAAGAGCCTGAATCAAAAATGTGTAAGGCTGCACAATTAGTAGATGGGTGCGAGGTTGGAATTTTTAGATACTAGTTATTGGTCTATAATTATTTTTATTATACAAACATTATCTTTAATTACAGTTTTATTGTTGTTAATAAAACAAAGCCTATTCGCATCATTATTGTCTGCAATTTTTTGGGTATTACTTCAATTATCTTTTTCAATATATGGTTATGCAACAAGTCAAGTAGGATTCTTTTTAATGGGAGTTGTTAATATTATAATTTCCATGATTGGGGTAATGGTAGGAGTATATAGAGATGAGGAAATAAGTAATGAAGATTAACGGATTTGATGAAATGAATTCTATAGTAAGCCTAAATAATAATGTTGAGTGGGATAATTGGACGGTAATTGTATTAACAGATGATGATGGCTATTATACTAAGAATGGCATTTTTAAAGACGGAGTATGGAAAACTCAATATAGATATGAAATGGTGGACTATGGTGTGTGGGAAATTCCA